ACTTCTTGTTTTCACTGTGAGTGGAGATTATGCACTCTGCAAGGAAATCATGGGCCGCATGGTACAGGAACAAGGCTTAGACGGGAGTTTCAATTTTAGCTATGACATTTATATCGGACAACTTTTCGAGGGTTATATCCGAACGGGTGCTATTGGCTGGACAGTCTGGGGTATGTGCTACTATACACTCATTTCCGGTGACCGTTCTTACGTTGATATGATTGTTAAGGCAGGAAATTGGCTGTTAACCAGGCAGGTTACCAATAAAGATGATAAGCGGTACGGTCTTCTCACGGGTGGTTATGGTACCTACAATATGGAGGATTACTCCTATGACCCTATGGAAATTGCTTGGTGTTCTACTGAACATCAATGTAGTGCTCTGCAGGCTCTTCATGGACTTGCACTGGTCACGGGTGAAAGCAAATATACAAAGGCCGCTGACCTAATCAAAGAGCAGCTGATTCTTACCTTGTATGATAAGGAGAACAAGAGATTTTATCAAGGGTGTGGCCCGAATGGTGTAGATGCGGCCTGGGCATTAGACTGTACCTCTTGGGCTGGCAAGACAGCACTTTCTGTTCTAAGTCCTGCTATCGTGCCACCGGACTGCCGGCAAACCACATATGACGAATATCTGGTAACAGGAAAGACTATTGTGCAAAGCACCGATGCTGAACATTACAATCAGACTTATTCGCTTGATGGATTAACCGAAGGGTTCAAGCCTTACAGCAACAGAGGTGGCGGCTATGATGGTGCACCGGAACTGGTCTGGACAGAAGGAACACTGGGTTATGTGGCTCTTTGCCTCGCTCTGGGAAAGACAGAAGAAGCTACACGATTTCTAGATGCAACCATTGATCTGCAAAACTGTGTCAACTCTCCGGGGGGTGTGATTTACACAACAGAAACCTATGCCAGTCTGCCTTGGGAATTTCATGTCTGGCCAAGCGTAGTGTCAAGTGCCTGGCTGTACCTGTTGATTAACAAACCCGATTGCCTGTTTCCGATTATTACAAAAAGGCAGAGCTATATTCATAAGATGCCAGCTTATCCGGCCAGTGACCGAAATAACCGCATCGTTCTATATGTTTATTCCGAGGTTCCCTTTACTTACTATGTACCTATATCAGGCGGAGGACAATCTGACAGAGAATACGATTGGCGTATTGATTGGGGTGATGGTGAGAGCAATTTGTATTCAGGCATATCCTCGTTCTCTGCCTCGGCAACACCACCTAGCCATAGCTTTTCGGCAGGAGAGCATACAATAACGATTCGTCCAAACAGCAGCACTTATGCTTGGGCTATCGCTTTTGGTCATTCTGAATACAGTGATGCTCCTCATGATACCTATGGCAATAAATATTTGCTGGTAGGTATCGACATTGACATCACACCGAAGATGACCAGAACGGTTGAGCAACTTGAAGAAAACATTGCACCCGACTATGAATGGTCAAATACATTTTATAACTGCCGTTTCTTAACTGATATGCACGAGACCTCATTTGTAGGTTGGGAGGGCATAATTACTGCTGGGAACTCCTTTGCTATGGCGATGTTTTCAGCCTGCCAAAGACTGCAGATGGGAACAAAGTTTCAGTTACCACAATCATTGACAACAGTTGGAAATTTCTTCTGTAGCTATATGTTTACGGATTGTACGACTCTGACTATGAATGCTGTATTGCAAGCACCACAGAGGATAATCGCTCTTGGTCATTCGCTGCTTGTATCGATGTTCCTCGGTTGCCTAAATCTTGTGGTCAATGAGGTATTCTCCTTCCCACCGCTTAAACTTGTTCCTGAACTAGGATTTAATTTTACTTTCAGTGGCATAACAGCCGGGCAGGTTCGTACAGCCGAGAGTATTATTAACGAGATTCCTGCACCGAAAGAGGATAGAAATACATTCAGTTCGGCTTTCCCTGATTATGAAAGCTTGGACTCTACATGGAAAGCATAATAAATTATGTGGCTTGCAACAGCCGGAAAGGAAAGGTGAAATTATGGTTACTATTACGGATACTGCCTACAGCAACTCAGGCTTAAACTATACTCTATCTTTGGTAGGCTTAAGCACAGACGAAAAACCTACTGATGTCATACAAGGACTTAAGATCACAAACGGTTCTACTTTCTTTGAGATGGATACCCAGAAAGTGAAGTTCTTTGATGAAGCAAACACGGCATGGCTTTAAGGAGGGATATAACTATGGCCTTTGATTATACTCTATATGCTTTATCGCAAGGAAAAGGAAACTTTGTGGTCGATGACTATGATCCAACGAAAACCTATCAATTAAATGAGGCATTTAAATTTTACGGTAGGCTCTACCGGACAGCGGTTCCGCATGAAGCGGAAGAATTTATCGCCTCGCACAATGAATATATCTCAAGTTCTCGAGACGCCATCGATGCCACTTCCATTTATGATAATCTGACCTCCACAAGTACTGATAAATGTTTATCTGCCAATCAAGGTAGGGTTTTAGGAGAAAGGGTTCCGGCTTCCCCTACTGTTGACGGTTCATATTCTCTAAAGGCAACCGTCAGTGGTGGATCAGTAGTTTATTCCTGGGAAAGTGGATAATGGCTTTTAACTCAATATTATTATGGACGCTTGCCAGTTTTGGTAGGCGTCTTTTTTATGCAATCGAAATGACAGGAGGGAAAAATGATGAAGGAAATTTGGAATTGGATTCAACTTGCAATATCGGCTATCGGTGGCGTGATGGGATGGTTTCTTGGCGGTTTAGATGGTTTGCTTTATGCACTGCTTACCTTCGTAGTTATTGACTATATCACCGGTGTCATGTGTGCCATTGTCGATAGGAAATTATCGAGCAAAATCGGCTTTAAAGGCATCTTCAAAAAGGTGCTGATTTTTGTAATGGTTGCCATAGGACACATTCTTGATACCAATCTTATTGGTACAGGCAGTGTACTTCGAACAGCAGTTATATTTTTCTTCTATTTATCCAACGAAGGTATCTCCTTTTTGGAAAATGCCGCACATCTTGGACTGCCTATACCTTCAAAACTGAAAGCTGTGCTGGGGCAGCTGCATGACCGTGCTGAGAAGGAGGATAATAAATGAATTTGAAACAACTCATTCTCATGAATAATGCCTGCTACAAAGCTGGCAGGACGATTACCCCAAAGGCTATCATGGTACATTCCACTGGAGCAAATAATCCGTGGCTGAAACGCTATGTCGGTCCAGATGATGGTTTGTTGGGAAAGAACCAATATAACAATCATTGGAATCAAGATAAGCCCGGTGGCCGTCAGGTCTGCGTTCATGCTTTCATCGGCAGGCTGGCTGATGGAACAATCGCTACTTATCAAACCCTTCCGTGGAATCACAGGGGATGGCATGCCGGGGGTAAGGCAAATGATACGCATATAAGCTTCGAAATTTGCGAGGACGGCCTCTCTGATAGCACCTATTTCAACAAGGTGTACCGGGAGGCCGTTGAGCTTTGTGTACATCTTTGCAAACTCTATGGGTTAACCGAAAAGAATATCCTCTGCCATAGCGAAGGCTATAAACAAGGCATTGCCAGTAATCATGCTGATGTGATGCACTGGTTTCCTAAGCACGGAAAGTCAATGGACACTTTCCGAGCAGAGGTCAAAAAGCTGCTTACAGAAAGCGAAACGCCAAAAACTCCAGCACCTCCGAATAAGCTGTATCGTGTACAAGTCGGCGCTTATTCGGTTAGAGCAAACGCAGATGCTATGCTCGAAAAGGTAAAGGCAGCAGGCTTCAAAGATGCCTTCATTAAAACAGAATAGCTTAAACTACTATGCCCATCGAGCCGGATTCTCTGCTCGGTGGGCTATCTTTTATTTAGGGGGTTAAATTTTTCGGCTTTAAGTAGAAGGAAACAATGCCCTTATTTGCAAAGGACGGATTTCCTTCGGATTGGAGGAGCCGAAATGACAGATACACAAAGAACGCAAATAAAGGAACTGCGCCTTGCCGGATACGGCTATAAGAAAATAGCCCAGGCGCTTTGCCTTTCCGTAGATACGATCAAATCCTATTGCAGAAAGAACAACCTTGCTGGTGTGATGGCAGATAAGCCTTCCTCTTCTATCGATGGAAAGACCTTCTGTAAGCAATGCGGCAAAGAACTTTTACAAAAACCGAATCAAAAGACCTTATTGTTTTGTAGTAGCGAATGCAGGCAGATCTGGTGGAATGCTCACCCTGAGATGGTAAACAAAAAGGCTATCTATTCTTACCAATGCCCTCATTGTGATAAAGCATTCACGGCCTATGGTAATGCCCACAGAAAATATTGCTCTCATTCCTGCTACATCGCAGATCGCTTTGGAGGTGAGTGCCATGAGTGAAGAAATGTTTAATGCCGAAAAACTATATCGGACAACAATGATAATAGCTAAATCCATGCTAACAAAAGGCCTCATCACCGCCGACGAATACGCCATAATTGACACAAAAATGCTTGAGAAATATCGCCCCGTATTCGGCACGTTATTAGCACAAACTTCCTTGACTTTATAGGCTTTTAGAGTGATGTATTGTATCAGAAAGGAAGTGATTATTTGCGAAAAGTCAGCAAATTAGAAGCTAAACTGCCACAACTGCCTGAACGGAAAAAGGTCGCTGCCTATGCGAGAGTTTCAGAAGAAAAAGGCCGCACCCTTCATTCACTGTCAGCACAAATCAGCTTTTACAGTTCATATATTCAAAAGCATCGCGAATGGCAATACGCAGGCGTTTATGCAGACGAGGGTATTTCCGGCACGACTGATAATCGTGCTGAGTTTAGAAGAATGCTTGAGGATTGTGAGCAAGGCAAAATTGACATCATCTTTACAAAATCCATTTCACGCTTTGCCCGCAATACTGTTGATTTACTTGAAACAGTCAGACACCTCAAGGAGCTTGGAATTGAAGTCCGGTTTGAAAAGGAAGGTATCAATTCTTTGAACGAGGACGGCGAGCTAATGTTAACACTGCTTGCGTCCTTTGCCCAGGAAGAAAGCCGCTCCACCAGCGAAAACGTGAAATGGGCTATAAGGAAAAAATTCCAGCAAGGAAGGCCGAATTCATTTAATGTTTATGGCTACCGATGGGATGGCGAACGTTTCATTGTTGAGCCTGAAGAAGCCAAAATTGTAAGGCTTATATTCGATAATTTCCTCAAAGGGCTATCAGCCGAGCAAACGGAAGTGCAACTTGAGGAAATGGGTGTCAAGTCATACACTGGTGGTCATTTTTCAAACACCTCAATCAGAGCCATCCTCCGCAATGAGAAATACACCGGCAACATGCTTCTACAGAAGGTTTTTATACCTGACCACATCACACACAAGTCCAAGAATAATGAGGGCGAGCTTCCTCAATATTGGGTAGAAGATTCTCATGAAGCCATTATCAGCTTGGAGACTTACGAAAAGGTACAAGCGGAAATCGCACGGCGCAGAGAGTTGGGGGTTTTTGCCAACAAGTCGATTAACACCACCTGCTTTACAAGCAAGGTAAAGTGCGGAAACTGCGGTGTCAGCTTCAGACGTAGTGGTAAAAGGCAACGTAAGAAATCAAATGAGGTTTATTATATCTGGACTTGCCAAACCAAAAGCAACATAGGCATAGAAAAATGCCATGCCAAAGATATTCCGGAGAAAACTCTTCAAAGGGTGTGCGCCGAAGTGCTTGAAACAGAGGACTTTGATGAGAATATATTCTTGGAGAAAATCGAAAAAATCGTGGTCAGAGGTGAAAACAAACTCTTCTTTCATTTCTATGATGGAAAGGTCATCTCTAAGTTATGGAAATCTGAAGCAAGGAAAGCTTGCTGGACTCAGGAAGCCAGAGCAGCAAAAGCCGCCCATACCAAAAAACATCCTCGCAGTTCAGGCAAGATTACCTGTTTCACCTGCAAAATAGTCTGCAGTAAATGTGGTCAAAATTTACGCAGGAACACCAGCACTCGTGTAAGCGGAGAAAAAGCCCGTCACTGGCGCTGCCCACCCGGTAACAATTGCGGACGCAGTGGCTTAGAAGAGAACCTTCTAAAGAGCATCTCTGCTGATGTTCTTGGCACCGATGAGTTTGATGAAGCTGCATTCACAGATAAGGTTGACCGCATTACCGTAGTTTCCAATGAGGAGCTAATTTTCCATCTCAAGAACGGCAGCGAGGTTATACGGCAGTGGCAGTTTAAACGCCGACAGCCAGCATGGTCAGAAGAACGAAAACAACGCCAAAGCAAGAAAATGACACAGGTTTGGAGGGATAAACATGAGCAGAGCGAAAACAGCTAAAAATGTAACGACCATTCCTGCTACGATTAGCCGTTTCACTGCTGCTCCAATCAACGAGCAAAGAAAACGCCGCACAGCTGGTTACGCACGTGTTTCCACCGATAGCGAGGAGCAGTTCACCAGCTACGAAGCGCAGGTCGATTATTACACCAACTACATCAAAAGCCGAGATGACTGGGAATTCGTAGAAGTTTATACCGATGAAGGAATATCGGCTACCAACACAAAAAAGCGTGAAGGTTTTAAGCGGATGGTCGAGGATGCCCTTGACGGCAAGATTGACCTTATAGTCACCAAGTCAGTTAGCCGGTTTGCCCGTAATACGGTAGACAGCCTTACGACAGTCCGTCAGCTAAAGGAAAAAGGAATCGAGATTTACTTTGAAAAGGAAAATATATGGACCCTGGACTCTAAGGGCGAGTTGCTGATTACCATCATGTCCTCCCTTGCCCAGGAGGAAAGCCGTAGCATTTCAGAGAACGTCACCTGGGGTCAGAGGAAGCGATTCTCGGATGGCAAGGTCACCGTTCCTTTTGGGCACTTCCTCGGTTACGACCGTGGAGAGGACGGCAACCTCGTACTGAACGAAAAAGAAGCAGT